ATGAGAACCCAAAAACATTGCGGTCGATGCGGCCAAAGGCTTGATATCGAGTACGAAGTCGATGTCCCCGTCAGCCTTGATTGTCCGAAGTGCAAAGCGCACATGATATGGACATTTGATAAAAACGGAGACTTTGACGAAGTCGTGAGATACAAAGACGGCGATGAAATAATCGAAGAAACAACGAGAGTGGAAATGCCATGACGTATGATGCAAAATGCCCGATATGCGGCAAACTTAACAAGGACATGTACCTTGAAGAAACTGAGGGGAGATTTATCTGCGACAAATGCGGAAATGAAATTGAGATTCCGCAATTCAAAAAGCCGAAACGGATACCTATCTATGATAGCCGAACGCTTGTCGCAGCCTTAAATAATCGTTAAACTCAACGGACACAGCCCCGTTCCGATGAGTGTGTATACGAAGGATACAGCGGCTTTTCTACTTCTGTGTAGGAAGTCCCGACCGCACAATAGCAGTAGAAAAAATCCAGAACCGAAGTATCAAAGGGAGAGAGGAGGCAATATAACAACTATGCACTTTAAAGATGGCGATGTCCCTATAAAATGGGTGTGCCTGAACTGCCGAAACATTATAGTAGGCTTTCAAGGCGAAGACGGTCTTATACGAATAAAGTGTCCGCACTGCGGCACGGTAACGGTTTCAAAACTAATCAGCAGACGTCACGTCCAAGTGGATGTGTTCGCACCGCAAGGTCAAGAACTGTTGCGCTCTAACTAAATAAACTTGCGAAAGGAACTTGGTCGGTCTGAAACAGGGACAATGTAAAACCAAGACAACCAAATTGCATTAAAGCGGTAGGTTAAACCAGTATTGAGAGGCCACCGATTAACGAAATCCGAATAGGAGAGTAGTTAGTCGGTGGCTTTTTTTATTCCAAAAAACTATCGAAAAAAATGAAAAAACTTTTTTGAAGGTGCAAAAACCTTGCACCTTCGCCAGATAAAATACAGCCATCAAGAGCAAGGGAGGTGAGACAACGTGAGTTCTATGGAAAGAAGAATGGAAATTCTCGAAGTGTTGTGCCGGCGCAGATCTGACACGGTAGAGAATCTCGCAAACGAATTCGGCGTCAGCAAACGAACTATTAAATACGACATAGAGTATCTTTCGTTGTCTTACCCGGTATACACGGTTCAAGGGAATGGCGGTGGCATTTACATAACCGATGGATACCATCTCGGAATGAAATACTTTTCCGAAAGGCAAACGGCGCTCCTTGAAAAATTAACAGAAGGGCTCACGGGAGAAGAACTTGAAACGATGAAAGGTATTCTCCAAACATTCAGCGAGCCAAAGAGAGGTAGGTCATGAAAGTACATATACAACCATTCGTCCGAATGGTGAAGAGAGAATGCGGAAGTCTGTCGCTGTTCTGTATCGAGTTTGGAATCAGCAAAGCGGAACTAACGGCAATATTGCTCGGCGGTCTTCCGTTCAGTTACGAGCAAAGTGAACGAATTATAAACGCATTCGGCGCGGAGAAGATGGTCAAGGTTATCGACTGGGAGGGAATGAATGTACGCTGTCCGATCTAACGAAACGATACGCATCTACGATTCATTCGCATATCGAGGGAGCATTAAGGATATGCAGGACAGGTTTTACGATGCGGACGATAAGTGTTGGGTAGTTCCGCTCACGAAAGAAAATGTGGCAACGCTCGGACTGCTCGGTGCAACGCTTGACGAAGAATTACAGGCTTTGACGGCAGATAGCACGGACACCAAAGGAAATGCCGAACCGACCATCAAACCGCCGATTAAGGGCAGTCTTTACAGCCACCAAGTAAAGGCATACAACTTCGCGCTAAAACAGTTCGATACGGGTAAGGCGGTAGCGTTCCTAATGGATATGGGAACGGGCAAGACCATTACGACTATTGCGCTAATAGGTGCGTTAAACAGTCAAAAGCGCATCGGTAAAGTGCTTGTTGTGTCACCAAAGTCCATAGTCGGTGTGTGGGAAGAAGAGTTCCAAAAGTTTGCGGATTATCGGTATGCGCTAACTATTTTGGACGGCTCGATCGCCAAGAAAAAAGCAACGTTCGGGTATATGAACGGCTCGGCATTGCAGGTCATAGTCGTGAACTACGAATCGGCTTGGCGGCTCGAAACGGAGATAGGAAAGTGGAATCCCGACATGATTGTCTGCGATGAATCGTCCAAGATTAAGAACCCGTCAACGGCGCAGTCCAAGGCACTGCATAAACTCGGCAAGAAGACCAAGTTCAACGTCATACTCACGGGAACTCCCGTCACGAACAATCCGCTGGACTTCTTTTCGCAGTATAAGTTCTTGGACGAAGAGATACTCGGATCGTCCTACTACTTATTCCGCAACCGCTATGCCGTGATGGGCGGCTACCAGAACCACCAAATCGTAGGATACAATCATCTCCCGGAACTCGTGGAAAAGGTGCATAAGATAGCGTTCCGAATCAAGATACAGGACGCGGTCGACTTGCCTCCATTCATAGACGAAGTGCGGACGATAAAACTCGAACCGAAAGCCGAGGCGGTGTATCGGATGATAGAAGAGGACTGCTACGCTCAACTCTCTGCCGATACGGAAGTGACCGCAAGGAATATCTTGACGCAGCTTTTAAGACTGTCGCAATGTACGGGTGGGTTTATCCGTGACGATGCAACCGCCAAGCCGCAGACCGTAAGCACGGCAAAGATAGAGGCTCTCGAAGATATCATCGATAGTTGCGTGGAAGAAGACAAAAAGGTAGTCGTGTTCGCAAGGTTCGTCCCGGAAATCGAAGCCATAAAAGCAATGCTTGAAAAGAAAAAGTTAGGCTATAGGTTGATTTACGGCGCAACGAAGGATAGAGCGGAGCAAGTGAAAGACTTCCAAGAGAACCCGGATGTAAAAGTGTTCGTGGGACAACTGCAAACCACGGGAATGGGACTGACGCTGACGGCGGCAAGCGTGGCGGTGTTCTATTCGTTGGACTTCTCCTATGCGAACTATGAGCAGAGCCGAGCAAGAATTCACCGAATCGGACAGAAAGAAAAGTGTCTATACATTCATCTCGTGGCGAAGAACACGGTGGATGAAAAGATAATGAACGCATTAAAGCACAAAGGCGATATTGCAAAACTGATGGTAGATAACTGGAGGACGTTACTGCATGGGAAAGTTTAAGGATTTGACGGGAAGACAGTTCGGCAGACTGACGGCATTAGAGCCATTGCCACCGCACGGAAAGAACACGGCTTTGATGTGGGCATGCAAGTGTGAGTGTGGCGGAACGGCGATAGTACGGGGAACGGACCTTGTCAACGGACACACGATGTCGTGCGGATGTTACCGCAAGATGCAAAAAGCGATGCCGAACGGAGAACTGCGACTGCATCGAATATGGGCGAATATGAAACAGCGATGCACTAATCCGAAGAGCAAAGACTTCAAGTATTACGGTGCAAAGGGTGTGTGCGTGTGTGCCGAGTGGGAAGACTTTGAGACTTTCTTCTACTGGGCAATGTCACACGGATACAAAGACGGCTTGACGATAGAGCGTATCGACAACGGCGGAGATTATTGCCCGAATAACTGTAAATGGATACCTAAACACAGGCAGAACAGCAACACGAGCCGAACGAAACGATATGTGATGTACGGGAAAGTGTTCACGCTTGCGGAAATTTGCAGGATATACGGGGTATCTCGTAGCACGGTCGCGTCTCGATTGAAGAAAGGTATTCCGCTTGAAAAAGCAATCAAACAAAACAGGAGGTATCAGATGAATACGAAACTACTGGAACTGTCCGACAGACTCAAAGAACTGCGGACGCAAAAGAGCGACCTCGAACGTGAGGTCAAGGGCATCAATGAAGAGATTGACGGAGTAACAACCGAAATGATCGACTTGATGACCACGGAAGAGTTGACTTCGTTCAATCGTAACGGAACTACGTTCTCGCTCGTCACGCAAGAGTACCCGGCACCCGAACCCGAAAGGAAAGGCGAACTATGGGAAGTCATGAAGAAAAACGGCTTCGAAGATTTGTTCACTATCAACAGCCAAACCCTTTCGGCAACGGTCAAGGAACTTATTGCGGCGAATGAGGGCGTACTCCCGGAATGGTTGGACGGGCTCATAAAAATTGCGGAGAAGAACAGTATCCGCGTTGCCAAATCGAAAAAATATTAATTTAAGGAGACGAAACAACAATGGCAAACGAAATCGTAAAGAAAGAAAACACGGCACTTACCTTTGGAGCAAGCGCAGACCTTGGCGAGATCTTCGCAGAGGAACTTGACGGACTGACTCCCTCGTTCGAGAGAATCAAAATCCCGGCAGGCGGAGGTCTTGCCTACGAAGTACCGGGCGATGATCCCGAAAGTCCCGACTCGGCGAAAGAGTTCAAAGCGGTGATTCTCTATCACCATCCCATCTCGTGCTACTACAAGGAAGAGTACACGGGCGGCAACAATCCGCCCGACTGCGGCTCGATGGACGGACGCGTCGGTATCGAAGCGGAAAGCGGGGAAATCAGACAGTGCGCCGACTGTGAGTTCAATAAGTTCGGCAGTGGCAAGAACGGGGCAAAAGCGTGCAAGCAGAAGAGAAGAATCTACCTTCTTCGTGAAGGCGAGGCTCTGCCGATTATTCTCTCGCTCCCGACAGGCAGTCTTGCCGAGTTCAGTAAGTACGTAATGCGACTTCTTTCCAAAGGAAGGAAAACCGTGAGCGTAGTCACCAAGTTCACCCTGAAAAAGGCACAGAACAGCGGCGGTATCAACTACTCGCAGGCGGTGTTCGCAGTAGACCGTAACTTGACTGAGGAAGAACTCAAAAATGTACTTCCTTTGGCAGAACAGGTCAAGGCAATGGCAAACAAGGTTACGGCGCTTGACGAAGAATAAAAACAAACGGGCAACGGGTGGCGGTAAGAGTCCGCCGCCCGGAAACCTAAAACGGAGGAACAATGACGGATATTTTCGAGAAGGTCAAAGACCAAGTTAATATAGCCGATGCTGTCGAAGCATTCGGCATCAAATTGAATAGCAGAGATAAAGGTCTATGTCCGTTTCATAGGGAAAAAACTCCGTCGTTTTCGATAGACCGCAAGAACAATATCTTCACGTGTTTCGGGTGTGGAGAGACGGGTGACGTCATAACCTTTGTGTCAAAGATAAAAGAAGTCGAGCCGTTAGAGGCGGCAAAACTTCTTGCCGAGATATTCCATATCGACGTGGACGATTGCACCAAGCGAACGAGCATAAAAGACTACCTGAAAGCGTGCATCAAAGACGCGGACAAGACCGACTATTTTCAAAAGCGCGGTCTGACCAAAGAAACGGTGAAGAAATACTGCCTTGGCTATGACGTGAAGAGAAACGCAATCGTACTGCCGTACTCATCGGAACTACGATACTATCAGACTCGGAGCATAGCGGACAAGAAGTTTTACAAGCCGACTAACGAAGAGGCGGGAACGGAGCCGCTGTTTAATCGCAAAGCGTTGTGGGAGACGAGCAAAGAACCCGTCTTTATCGTGGAGAGTCCGCTCTGCGCCTTGTCTATTATGCAATGCGGCGGCGTCTCGGTGTCGCTCTGCGGTGTCGGCGGCGCAAACAAACTTATCAAGGAAGTAAAGGCGAAAAAGCCGAACGCTCCGCTTGTGCTGTGCTTGGATAATGACGAACCGGGACAAAAGGCAACCGAAACGCTGGGGAAGGAACTCCAAACGGCAAAGATACCTTATGTGGTATTCAATGTGGCGGGAGAAAAGAAAGATCCGAACGAACTCTTGATGTCTAACCCCGAAGAACTCAAAGCGTCGGTCGCTGCGGCAAAGCGGGAAGTAAGGAAAATATACAAGCGCGGGTTTGCGAGCGTTACGGCAAGCGACCTGCAAATAGCGAACATACCACCGCCGGAGTGGTTAATTCCGGACGTTTTGCCGCAAGGCTTGGCGATACTGTGTGCTTCGTCCAAGGTCGGTAAGTCTTGGATGGCGATGCAGATGTGTTTGGCGATAAGCCGTGGTAAGGAGTTTTTGGACTATAAAACAAACCAATCCAGTTGTCTGTATCTTGCTCTCGAAGACAGTTTATTCCGACTGAAAGAAAGACTGAATAAGGTGATTGACGGTGACAAAGCGCCGAGTAATTTCTACTTGGCAATACGCGCCAACGGTATGGACGGCGGACTTCTTCAGCAGATAGACGAAGAGTTCGAGGAGCATCCGGATATAAAACTGATTATCATCGATACCTTACAAAAAGTAAGGGGTTCGGCGAAGAAAGACGAGATGTCCTATGCGACCGATTACCGAGAACTCGGCGTGTTGAAAGAGTATGCCGACAATAAGAAAATTTGCATCTTGCTTGTTCATCACCTGCGCAAGATGGCAGACGAAAACGACGTATTCAATATGATTTCCGGATCGAACGGCATTATGGGTGTAACCGACAATATATTCATCATCTACAAGAAAAAGCGCAAAGATGAAAACGCGGTACTGTTTATGACGGGACGAGATATTCGTCAGCAAGACATAATGGTGCATTTCAATGAAACGAAGTATCGCTGGGATATGGTCGGAACGGCTGAGGAAGAAGAACGCAAACGCAAAAAGCGTGAGTACGAGAACAATCCTATCGTGAAAACTGTAAAAGACCTCATAAAACAATATCCGATGGGTTGGAAAGGTACAGCAACAGACCTCATCAAGGCTGTGTACGACGTGACGGGAAGTCCGTGTATTTACTCAACCGCCGCTCTCGGCAAAGAGATAATGAACATCGAAACGCAACTCTACTATGACGGCATCGAACACTCGATGAAACGGAGCGGTTCGAGCAGAGTGCATTATTTCGGTAAAAGACAGGCATATAAACCAACGTATCAGCAAGCGATATTCGATAGCGATGACGATTCGGAAGAGTAAACGTATCGAAATCGAGACGGTTAAACTGGTCGAATTCGACCGGGTAATGACGGAAAAGTGACGGCGAGTGACAGGAAAACAGCAATATACAAACACTACCTGTCACACTGTCACTCCGTCACACCGTCACAAAAACATACTCCCTAATAAGAGGGATTACTGTCATTCTGGTAATGTGTCATTTATGACGGATATGACGGTTGTGACGGTACTTTTGTATAGGGGAGATGATTGTGTAAGTGACGGATGACGGTTGTGACGGTGGATATATGGGAGACGAAATGAAAGAAAGCGACCTGATAAAAGCGATAAGCAATTATTTGAAAACAGTTCCGAATCTGTTCTTTTGGAAGGAACACGGCGGTATGTACGGAACGGCGGGCATTCCGGATTTGATTGTCTGTTATAAGGGCAGATTTATAGGTCTGGAATGCAAGGTAGGTAAAAACACGGTAACGGCACTGCAACAGCAAACGATTCGGCAAATATTGAAAGCGGGCGGATATGCGGTAGTCGTAAAAAGCGTAGGCGAGGTAAAAGCGATAATTCAAGCGTTTGAAAAGGAGTAGTATGGCAGATATCAACAAAGTGGTGATAAGGGAAGAGGCAAAGTTCGATTATGAGGAAATACTCGGACTGCCTATGCCGAAAGCCGACATAAAAGAGGCATGCGAAAATTACATAGAAACCCGATATGACGGCGGTCGCACACTTTGGGGATATTACTACAAGTGGAAGTACTATGACGAAACCGCCGACAAAATGCTTTTGCTGTTCTTTTATAAGGGGCAAAAGTTCGGAACGATGCAAATGTGGGATTTGTGCGGAGTTTGCAAGGAAGAAGACTGGAACGAAAATTTGGAAGATGACGGTCGGATACGAAGTTGGCTGAAAAGCAAAATCAATCCCATAGATAACGGCGATTGGGTATGGGACGAGCGAGTAAGAGAAGAAAAAAGACGGAAAGAAATGGAGGACTACTGCAATGACGCAGATTGAAATAAAAGACTACTTGGAAAACTATCACGAAAAGAAGGCTGTTGCCGAATACAAGAAAAGACAAGGTCTCGTATACGACAGAACGCTCGTGTGCGTGACGGCGATAGAAGAATGCGTAGCCGGGATGCCGAGCGAAATGGGCGAAATACTGAAACTGCATTATTTCCAGCGTATTTCCTTGCGAGAGATGAGTAAAAAATACTATCTCGGCAGAAACACGATAGCCAGAAGAAGAGACAAGGCGATAGCCATTATAAGCGACTGTTTATCCGAGGTCTGAAAATTGGGACAGAGCAGAGCCATTTTGAACCAAAATAGTGCAAAACCCCGAATATAATAGGAGTGTAAGCAGGAGATAAATATGCCAAGAAAACCAAAACGACCGTGTAGTTATCCCGGTTGTCCCAAGCTCGTGGACGGGCAATACTGTGAAGAGCATAAGAGGCTCGTAGACAAGCAATACAACGAGTACGGACGAGATAACTTCACGAAGAACTTTTACAAGACACCCGAATGGTTGCATGCGAGAAAGCAGCAACTCAATCAGCACCCGTTTTGTGAAGAGTGTCTGAAAGCGGGTAAAAGAACGAGAGCGACAATGGTAGACCATATCGTTCCCATCAAGCAAGGCGGCGAGCGGTTCGCTCCGAGCAACTTGCAAAGCCTGTGTTGGTCATGTCACTCACGTAAGAGCGCACAGGAAGGCTCAAGGTGGAAACCGAAGCCGAGAGAGTACGACTGACCGCCGGGGAGGGGGAGGTCGAAAACTTGACGATTTCCACCCTAAGAGCGGGGCCGCAGTCCAACGCGAAAAAACGCGAAATCAAAAATCAAACGGAAAAATCAAAGAAATCAAAACCAATACGAAGTATTGAAGGACGGGCAACCGTCCTTTTTGATTTCGCGGAAAATCAAAACAATCAAAAAAACAGAGCAAAAATCAAAAATTCAAAAGGGAGGCAGTATGGCAAGCGGTGGAGCAAGACCGGGTGCGGGAAGACCGAAGAAAGCGGTCACGCAAAAGATACTGGAAGGCAATCCCGGCAAGCGTCCGATAGAAGTCGTGAACTTCACAACCGACAACGGATTGGAACTACCGAGCGATCCGCCTTCTTATTTATCAGCCAAAGCAAAAGAGATATACAAGACCGTGTACGCATGGCTGAAAAGCATCGGGTGTACGCAGGGAATACTGCCGTACAACTTGGAAGAGTACGCATTTTGCAAAGCGAGATGGCTTGAATGCGAAGATATGAACACCAAGCACGGACTGCTCGTAAAAGACCAAAACGGCAAGCCGATGCCGTCCCCGTTCGTGGGTATGGCGCAACAGTATCTCAAACAAACCAACGAAGTGTGGAGCAAAATCTACATCGTGGTACGAGAAAGCAAACTGTCGAAGTGGGACGAAACAAACCCCAACGATGACATTATGGAAAAACTATTAGGGGGTAAAGCATGACGGAATACACAGCCGAAAATCCGTTGCGACTGATTGAACTGTTCGCAGGTATCGGTTCGCAAACGCAGGCATTAACGAATATCGGCATTGCACATAAAGTCGTGGCGATAAGCGAGATAGACAAATACGCAATTCAAAGTTACGAAGCAATGCACGGAAAAGCCAACAACCTCGGAGATATCCGCAAGATAGAAGAACTCCCGGACGCTGACCTTTGGACATATTCGTTTCCGTGCCAAGACATATCGGTCGCAGGCAAGGGCGCGGGCATTAAGGAAGGAACTCGCAGCGGATTGCTGTTTGAAGTCGAGCGATTATTGCGTGTTGCATTGGAAAAGGGAACACTCCCGAAATACCTATTGCTTGAGAACGTCAAGAACCTTGTCAGCAAGAAGTTCAAGGCGGACTTCGATAAATGGCTCGATTTTCTCGCCGAACTCGGCTACACAAACTATTGGAAAGTGTTGAATGCCAAGGACTACGGCATTCCGCAGAACCGAGAACGGGTTTTCTGCGTATCTATCAGGGGTAAACACGAGCCTTTTGTGTTTCCAAAACCCAAAGAATTAACTATTTGTCTGCGAGATATGATTGATGAAATGGTTGATGAGAAGTTCTATCTCAAGGAAAGCACGATACGAAGCATTCTACGTTCGACATTTAACAGCCGAAGAGACAGTATTCGCCCCGGTGACGGGCTTGCAAATACACTTCTTGCAAGAGATTGGCGCGGACCGCAATGCGTTCAGGTCGGAGAAGTGGTAGGCGGTAAGTGGGACAAGATGCACGATATCAGCAAGCGTGTGTATGAACTTGATGGTATCGCTCCGACCGTGCATTGTCAGCAGGGCGGCAACACCGAACTGAAAATAGCCGAAGACTTCGTGCTTGGTGGCTTGCAAAAGCACCAGACTCCGAGAACGGACGGCATTAGTCCAACGCTCACCGAGGCGATGGGCAAAGGCGGCGGTCAAACTCCTATCATCATCGATACGGCCGAGCCGAAAGAACGCTTTTATAAGCAAGCATTCGAAACGCTGAAAGAGAACGAGTGCGAAGTAGGAGATACTATAGACGCTTTCAATAAGAAAGTGAACAAGAGTGGAGTGTGTCCGACTCTTACTACCCGCCCGGAAGGGTTCAAGACAGCAATTCTTCCCGTTGTTGGAGCGATGCGTGGAAGAAACCCTGAAGATCCGTCCGACAGAACGGCGGGAGTGCCGACTGAACAGAGACTTGAAATCAACGAAAAAGGTCTTTGTAATGCTTTGACCACGGTTCAAAAGGACAATCTTGTGATTGAAGAAGACAAACAGGACTATGTAAGCCGAAGATATAACGAATTTATCGAAGAAAAAGGGTATGTCCCGGAGATGTTCGTGGCTTATAACAAGACCGAGATAAAGGATGTTGCCCCAACGCTTACAGGGCAATGCAGCTCTCCGTCCGGGAGTTCTGCTGTGTTAAAACTCGAAGTCGAAGATGTCAAGGTTCTTGCACCGAACAATTGGGGACACAAAGCAGGCGATGGAACGATTACGCGAGAACGAACCGAAAAAGAGATTGTTCCCGCACTACAAGCATCGGCAGGGCAAACGCAACAGTCCTATCTGAAAGTCAAGGTGGCAAACAAGAAAGGCTACGAAGAAGCAAGACCCGGCGATTATGTCAACATTACATATCCCGCCAGCAAGACCAAGCGTGGTCGAGTGGGTAACGGAGTAGCGCATACCTTGACTTGCGGTGACGGAAACGCGGTGATCACCGAGAATGTGAGAATCCGCAAGCTCACACCGAGAGAGTGTCTTCGCCTTATGGGGTGGAAAGATGAACAGATAGACAAAATCGTTGCGGCAAAGATAAGCGGAACGCAGCAATACAGGCAAGCGGGCAACGGAATAGTGGTTCAAGTCTTGGAGTCAATCTTCAAGGCTTTATTTTTATCAGAGGAGAACAAAAATGATTAAACATATCTATACGGCAGAGTCGGTGACTTGCGGTCACCCCGACAAACTTGCAGACCTTATTGCGGACAGCATTCTCGATGCGTGTCTGGAACAAGACGAAGACAGCAGAGTGGCTTGCGAAGTAATGCTTGCCCATAACAAGTGCTTTATTGCCGGGGAGATTACGACCAAGGCGAAAGTCGACTACGAATATATTGCAAGATGTGTGATTGCCGAAGTCGGCTACAATGCAAACGACATCGAATACGAAGTCCGCATTCATAAGCAGAGCGCGGACATTGCGGGTGCGGTCGGTAAGAAAGAACAGGGGGCAGGAGACCAAGGCATCGTCTACGGCTATGCGTCAAGCGAAACCTTAAATTATATGCCACTCCCGGTGGAACTCGCTCACCGATTGACCGATAGGCTCACCGAATGTCGCGTTAATGGTGTTATAGCGGGACTTTTGCCCGATGGAAAGAGTCAGGTATCGATCGAGCATGACGGAGACAGGTTCTCTCGAATCGTGTCCATCGTTGTGTCTGCGCAGCACGAAGAAAGTAAAACTTTGAAAGAGTTGACAGAGGAAATCAAGGAAAAAGTAATTGCTCCCGTTTTTGCGGAGTACGACATTTCCAAGACCGAAATCCTTGTCAATCCGTCAGGTCGATTCGTAATCGGCGGGTTCGTTGCAGATACGGGACTGACCGGGCGAAAACTTATGGTAGATACCTATGGCGGAATCGCTCATAACGGCGGTGGAGCGATGAGCGGTAAAGACGCAAGCAAGGTAGATAGAAGCGGCGCATATCTTGCAAGGTACATTGCAAAGAACGTCGTTGCATCGAACCTTGCAGAGAAGTGCGAAGTCGCGCTTTCTTATGCTATCGGTGTTCCTAATCCAACAAGTATTGACGTCAATACATTCTACACGGGAACGGTCAGCGAGGTTCTCATCAAGAAAGCAATCGAAAAGGTATTTGACCTTTCGGTAGCGGGAACGATTGAAAAACTCGACCTTAAGAAACCTGTGTATGCACAAACGGCAGTAGGCGGACATTTCGGAAAAGACTTCCTTGCTTGGGAACTCGTAGATAAAGCGGAGGAACTAAACGATGCCGTCAGCAAGGGATAAGCTCATCACGGACAATATGCGGCTCGTCTACCATATGTACGGAAAAATCGGTGATGGTCCCATAAAAGAAAACTACAAGGAAGACATCATCTCTGAGGGAATGCTCGGACTATGCAAGGCGGCAGACACCTTTGACGAAAGTAGGGGTGTCCGATTCAGTACATACGCGACTATGTGCATACGGAACGCAATGCTGATGTTTATCCGAAAAACGAGCAAATACTATCCTCACGAAGTATCGCTGAACATGGTAATAGGCAGGGATGCCGAAGACAGCGTACTTACTCTTGCCGACGTCATAGAAGACGAAAGCCAAAGCGAAGATGAAATCATCACTCGAATTATGCTAAAAGAGTTCGAGGAAAAACAAACCCCGAAAGACAAAAGAATACTTCGAGAAATACGTCAAGGAAAGAGACAAAGAGAAATCGGTGAAATTGTGGGTATGAGTCAAGCACAGGTTTCAAGGCGAATTCGAAAAATGCGAGAAAAGTTTCAAAATTAACGAAATTTATACTGGACTTTCGATTGCCTTTACGGTATTTTGTTTGACTTGATAGGAGGTGGCAACCATGACCAAACCAAGAGTTGAATTTCATAGCAGAGGCCCGGAAGGGAACATCTATTTCATTATCGGGAAAGCAAGGGACGCACTCCGCAAGGCGAGACGAATCAGTGACTACAACGATATGTGGGAGAGAGTGCAAAACTGCGGAAGTTACACGGCGGCGCTTGCCGAAATCCGCAAAACGGTAGACCTTATCGACCTTGACGGAGTGTTCTAAAAGTCCATAAAAATAATCGTAAAATTCTTTGTTAATTCTTTGTGTTTCGGCGCGTTTTCGCTGGGCTCTTTCAAACCTTTACGGTATTGTTGTGTTACAAAACAGGGGTGCGGAAAGCACACCGAAAAAGGAGAACACACAGTATGAAAAACCAAAAATTCGGAGTCGAAATCGAGCTCACGGGCATCACGAGAAGAGACGCGGCAAAAGTCATCGCTGACTACTTCGAAACAACGTCAACCTATGAAGGCACAGGGTACAATAAATACTCGGTGCGCGATAGAGACGGCAGAAAATGGGCGGCGATGTACGACAGCAGCATCGATGCAAGAGACAAAAACGACAACCGCTTGAGCGATGAATACAAATGCGAACTCGTAACACCGATACTCGGATGGGATGACATCGAAACCCTACAAGAGATCGTGAGACTGCTCCGCAAGAACGGAGCGATAGCGAACGCGAGCTGCGGAATCCACGTACATGTAGATGCAACGAATCACACGGCAAAGACGCTACGAAACCTTGTAAACATCATGACGGCGAAAGAAGACATACTCTTCAAAGCCTTGGGAGTAAGCCAAAACCGCGCGGACAGATGGTGCAAAAAAACGGAAGAGGGGTTTGTAGCAAACCTGAACCGCAGAAAACCGACAACCGAATCGGGCATCGAAAGATTATGGTATAACGGAGCATCGAGAAGAACGCAACACTATGACTACAGTCGCTACCACGCACTCAACCTGCATAGCCTCTGGCAAGGCAAGGGCATCGAGTTCAGATGCTTCAACGGCACAACCCACGCAGGCAAGATAAAAACATACATACAACTGTGTCTCGCCATCAGCAACCAAGCACTGACGCAAAATGCGGCGAGTGCAAGGAAGACGGCAAGCACGAACGAAAAATACACCATGCGGACATGGCTACTCCGCATGGGAATGATAGGCGATGAGTTCAAAACGGCAAGACAGTTCCTACTCGAAAACCTTGACGGAGACATCGCCTTCAGAAACGGAAGACCGAACAGAGTGGCTGCATAAGCCACCCTATGAAATACAAGGAGATAAAAGAATATGGACAAACGACTTTATGTGGCTTACGGAAGTAACCTGAACTTAAGGCAAATGGCTCGAAGGTGTCCGACTGCCAAGGTGTACGGAATCGGTAAGATTAAGGACTATCAACTGACATTCCGATGCGTGGCAACGATAGAACCCAAAAAGGATAAAGAAGTTCCCGTCGGTGTATGGGAAATTCAGCCGAGCGATGAAATGTCGCTCGACAGATACGAAGGGTATCCGAGCCTTTACAGGAAAGAAGACATTCAAGTGACGATGTCGGATGGAACGGAAGTCACCGCAATGGTGTACATTATGAACCGAGGCTTGCCAGATTACCCCAATGCATCATACTACAGGACGATAGAAGAAGGGTATCACGACTGCGGACTTGATCCACAATACCTAAAAGGAGCCTTGGAAGATACGGAAATGCGGAAAAAGAAACAATAAAGATAATATACTGTGTGTTCGAGAAGAGAGATAGCAATGTCTCTCTTCTTGTCGTTTATGGAGGTTGAATGGGAGAAAGTAAGATAATTACAAAACCAAATGGCGAACTATTCAACCCTGACCTTGCACAAAGGGCAATCACATTTATCAATATGCTCAAGCACACCAAAGGGGAATGGCACGGCAAGAACTTCGACTTGTTGCCGTGGCAAACCAAGATTATATCGGACATATTCGGGACCGTAAAGCCAAACGGATACCGACAATACAACACAGCCTATGTCGAAATACCGAAGAAACAGGGCAAGTCCGAACTCGCCGCCGCTGTCGCACTTTATCTCCTTGCGGGTGACGGCGAGTGGGGTGCTGAAGTATATGGCTGTGCAGCCGATAGGCAACAGGCATCGATTGTGTTCGATGTTGCTTGCCAGATGGTAGAGCAATGCCCGGCACTAAAAAAGAGAATCAAGCCGATCATCTCACAAAAGCGGCTCGTGTATTTGCCACTTAACTCGTTTTATCAGGTGCTTTCGGCAGAGTCCTATACCAAGCACGGACTCAACGTTCACGGCGTCATATTCGATGAGCTGCACGCACAGCCGAACCGAGCATTATACGACGTAATGCTACACGGCTCCGGTGACGCACGAAAGCAACCGCTTTTCTTCTTGATAACGACAGCCGGGACGGATCGCAACTCGATATGTTGGGAAGTCCATTCCAAAGCAAAGGACATCATAGAAGGACGAAAGCACGACAAATCGTTCTATCCTGTCATATATGGAGCGGAAGACGATGACGATTGGGGAGATGAAAAGGTGTGGTATAAAGCCAACCCGTCTCTTGGTGTCACGGTCGATATAGATAAACTGAAAACGGCATTTAACTCGGCAAAAGAGAACCCGGCGGAAGAAAACTTGTTCAGACAACTGCGGCTCAATCAATGGGTAAAGCAGAACGTGCGGTGGATGCCGATGGACGCTTGGGATAAATGCGATTTTGCGGTAAATACGGAGAAACTTCTCGGCAGAGAGTGCTACGGCGGACTTGACCTTTCGTCAAGCACCGACATAACGGCATTCGTGTTGGTATTCCCACCGACAGCCGATGACGATAAATACAGCATTCTTCCTTATTTTTGGATACCAGAAGACACGATAGATTTGCGAGTAAGACGCGACCACGTTCCATACGATACTTGGCTCGGTCGTGGACAGGTAATCGCCACGGAAGGCAACGTCATTCACTACGGATACATTGAGAACTTCATCGAAGACCTCGGCACGAAATATCACATCAAAGAGATTGCTTTCGATAGGTGGGGAGCGGTTCAAATGGTGCAAAATTTGGAAGGAATGGGGTTCACGGTCGTGCCGTTCGGTCAGGGTTTTAAGGATATGAGTCCGCCGACAAAGGAACTGATGAAACTTGTGTTGGAGCAGAAGATAGCGCACGGCGGGAATGTTCCGCTCCGATGGATGATGGATAACGTGTATGTCCGAACCGACCCGGCAGGTAACATCAAGATGGACAAAGAAAAGTCCACCGAACGAATAGACGGCGCAGTAGCGACCGTTATGGCACTTGACCGAGCAATCCGAAACGAAGGCTCGACCGATAGCGTCTATAACGAGCGCGGAATTATCGTGATATAGGATTTTGTCACCTTTTCTATTTATCGCAGTGCATAAATGACACCTATGCAAATAATAAAAAGTGCCAAAATGACACCAAAACCACTTGCAAATAAGGTGTCAGTGTGGTATAATAACTGCGAGGTGGTAAAAATGACGCTAAAACAATTAAGAACGGAAAAGGGACTCACGCAAGCCGAATGCGCAGAATTGCTCCAAGTTTCCCTGCGGACATATAAACGGTACGAGTCCGATGAAAGCAAAATTAGTTCTCTCAAGCACCAATATCTAATACAACGATTAAATGAATATGGGAGAATAGATGAGGACCATGGGTTATTAACCATAGAGCAAATTAAAAAGGTTTGCAACTCAATATTTAAGGATTATTCGATAGAGTATTGTTATCTGTTTGGATCTTATGCCAAAGGAAAAGCAACTGAAAAGAGCGATGTAGATTTGCTTGTCGCAATGCCGGTAGATGGAATGAAGTTTTTCGAACTCGTAGAAACCTTACGAGAAAAACTGAAGAAGAAGGTTGATTTGCTGGATATTGCACAGTTGAACAACAACCCAACGCTTGTACAAGAGATATTAAAGGATGGCATAAAGATTTATGGATAACATTAAAAACGATAGATATTACCTTGAAAAAATAATTTCCGATTTAGAGTTTATTATCGAACAAACCAAAGGAAAAACGCAGAACGAAATCGAAGAAAATATCCTTTTAATCGATTCGATTATGTTCCGCATTATTCAAATTGCGGAAAACAACAGCCGATTGTCTGACGAGTTTAAGAGTAACTATACCGAAATACCTTGGATGGCAATCAGGGGTATGAGAAACAAAATTGTCCATAATTACGGTGTTGTAAACATGGCTATTGTTTATGACACGGTAACGCGCGGAATTCCCGAAATGTACGCGAAGTTGATAGAGATAAAATGAGATATTATGTAGTAGCCGATATCCATGGCTTTTATACGGAACTATATAACACTCTTGCAGAAAAAGGATTTTTCACCGATACGGAGCCACATAAGTTGATTGTTTGCGGTGATTTGTTCGATAGAGGCAAGGAAGCGGTAAAAGTGCAATCTTTTATTTCCGATTTAATGGAAAGGGACGAGGTAATATTGATTCGTGGCAATCACGAAGATTTAACCTTGTGCCTTATTCAGGATTGGGAGAACTTCGGCTATATGCAATCGCATCACATTTCCAACGGGACAGTGGACACGGTTCTGCAACTGACAGGGAACGAGATTGTTGTTGGGGCGAATGCAAGAGCAATAAAAAACGAGCTGCTTAATACGCCGTTTATAGAAGATATAATTCCGAAAATGCTCGACTATTACGAAACGAAGAATTACATATACGTTCACGGATGGATTCCTTGCAACGCATTCGGTTACGGCGGACAGGCGAACAGATTCTTATATAAGGAAAATTGGCATGAGGCAACTGTAGCCGATTGGAACTATGCCAGATGGTATAACGGAATGGAGGCCGCTCGTCAAGGCGTAATAGAACCAAACAAGACGATTGTATGTGGGCATTGGCACGCATCTTACGGGCATGCAAAAATAGATGGGACATGTTCTGAGTTTGGAGAAGATGCGGACTTTTCACCATATTACGGCAAAGGAATTATTGCGCTTGACGCTTGCACTGTACATAGCAGAAAAGTCAACTGCATAGTGCTTGAAGACGATCCTATGGAGAAAGCAGATGATAAATAACATAACTGAATTCCACGAAAGTGTTGGAAAAATACTGATGGAGTGCCAATGCATAGAACACGATATTAAATTGATTTATGCGGGCATGCTGAACGGCGATTTCGATGAAAATTATAATGTTGTAGCAGAGCAACCGCTCGGTCCGGTGCTAAAGAAACTTGAGTCACTTGATAACAGCGATGGCAACCCCTATTTATCGGGGCAAGATTACGAACTTCTCGATAACATAAGAGATATTCGAAATCATTGGGCGCATAAGGCATATACGATGTTCGTGTACAAGCGCGGACAAGAGTATAATGATGCGTTCACCCGGCAGGCAAGACGCCTTGATAATGACTTGAATAGAATAACAAAACTATCAGGGAGCATTGAAAGGGTTCGTTTGAGTGTATTGCGGAAATACAACAGAATCGATTAAACACGAATCAATACATAACAAAAACCGTACTCAAACAGAGTGCGGTTTTTTCATACCCAAAACAGGAGGAATGAATGAAAATAGAGAGAAGAAAGGTGGACGAACTCAAAGCCGCCGAGTACAATCCTCGTAAGGACTTGCGACCGGGCGATGCCGAGTATGAGAAGCTCAAACGAAGTATTCAAGAGTTCGGATATGTCGAACCCGTTATATGGAACAAGCGAACGGGAACGGTTGTCGGCGGTCACCAAAGACTAAAGGTAATGAAAGACCTTGGCTATGAAGAGGTTGACTGCGTAGTGGTTGACCTTGACGAAAAGAAGGAAAAAGCACTCAACATCGCATTGAACAAAATCAGCGGCGAGTGGGATAACGACCTATTGGCAAACCTTTTGAAAGACCTTGACGGTAGCGGTTACGATATCACGCTCACGGGTTTTGACCTTGCCGAAGCACAGGAACTGTTTGGTAGCGGCAGTATGGAGAATGTCCACGAAGACGATTTCGATGCCGAAACAGCCATAGAAGAGATTGCCGAACCGAAGACCAAACGCGGTGACCTATGGATACTTGGGGCTCACCGACTGCTTTGCGGCGATTGCACACAAAAGGAAGATGTGGCAAAGGTTTTGGAAGACAAATATGCCGATGTTATGGTAACCGACCCGCCTTACAACGTGGACTACGGCGGAACGATAAACGGAAAAGACAGAAACATCGCAAACGACAATCTCTCCGAAGACGAGTTCTACCAGTTCCTTTTGAGTTTTTACAAGGCAGCGGAAGCGAACCTAAAAAAGGGCGCACCCGTGTATGTGTTCCACAGCACGAAAGAATCTGTAAACTTCATCAAGGCAATGGTGAATGCGGGTTTCAAATACGCGCAAACGCTTGTGTGGTACAAGAACCACTTTACACTTGGTAGACAGGACTATCAGTGGATACACGAGCCTATCCTATACGGATGGAAAGAGGGTGCAGGGCATTATTTCATCAACGACAGAACGCTTTCAACGGTCTATGAAGACGTAAGGTTGAATGCAAGAAAGATGAGCAAAGCCGACCTTGTGGACTTTATCGATAAACTGTTCGAGCAACCGACTTCGGTCATTCTCGACAATAAGCCGTCCAAGTCCGCCGATCATCCGACAATGAAGCCGATAACCCTTTGTGCTAAGCTCATCTACAACAGTAGCCACGAAGGGGATACAGTACTTGAACCGTTCGGCGGTAGCGGTTCGACCTTGGTGGCGGCGGAACAACTGAACCGCAAATGCTGTGCCATTGAGCTCGAACCGAAGTATTGCGATGTCATTGTCAGACGCTACAAGGAACTCTGCCCGGCGGTGCAGGTAAAACATATCCGTGATGGTGTCGAAATCTACGATTAAATGATAATTCTTTTGTTTCGGGGCATTTTCGTCTGGACTTTCCTCGGCGAACGCGCTATTGTTTGTGATACCAAATAAAAGGTGGAACAATCAATGAGTTTAATCGAGAAAATCTATGACGGACAGAACATCGGGCGAGATGCTTACAAAGCCTTGCCATCGTCCACAAAAGAAGAACGGCTGTATGCCAAACTGAAAGAAAGCCTATCCGAAGAGCAGATGACACTCCTTAACGAGTTTATGGAAGAAGTCATCGAACGAATGGGAAACGAACAGCATAGGGCATATAGACTTGGTTTCCGAACGGGTATGAAGATAACCATTGAAGTGTACGACCAAAAAACGGAGGAAGACTAATGGCAAGCATATTTGGATTTACCTTGAAAGGCATAAGAACCTTTCGGGGAAGAGACTGGGACGGAGTTCAAGGCAGCATCTATTATAAAGGCAAGAAAGTCGGATGGTATAATGACAGCGGTGATGGCGGAGCGGCTGACATTGACTTCGATGGAACAATCGAAGAAAGAAGAAAAATGGACGAACTACTCAAAGCCGCTGCGGTCAAATATTACAAGAGATATCCGATGACGGGCATTTATGCGAATCTTCCGATAGATTCCGAACTTTTTATGTCGGCACTGGTGGGAATCATCGATGACGAAAAGGAATACAAAAAGGCGGTGAAAGGTGGATATACGAAACTAATCGTGTACAGCGATCCTAAAACGCGGTTTCAGATGCTTGCCAAGTTCCCAACAACGGAGAGTATGGAAAAGTACATTGAAGAAAAGGGCATAATGGTAGAGAGAAAGTACGAGAAAATCGAAGATTTTACCATCGAATAAAGGGCAAAAACAAAGCCCTTTTTCTTTGTTAATTCTTTGTGTTTTGGCGTGTTTTCGCTGGGCTCTTTCGGTTGTTTACGGTATATTGTAGGTACAAAAACAAAGCAAGGGCAACAGCCGAAAGGAGCATAAAATGGAAACGAAAAAGGAAATCCGCAACTACTGCAAGAACAAGCTCAACGCACTGGTGAGAGACCATAACCACTACAACAAAGTGAAATACACGGACGCGGTCAAAGACTACAGAACGGCAATCGAAGTCCTTATCGACTACGCGAAAAGAAACGGCATCAAACTCGGATACACGATGGACGAAAACGGATACATCACGGTGGCATAAGGAGGGCAGAACAATGGCAAAACAACAGGACATCTTCAGAACACTCAAATGCTACAGTCACGGCTTCCACACCCACGCAACCGAAGAAGAGAACAAGGCGTACGATGCCAAGGTCGAAGAACTCAAAGCAACGATACTCGCCGATGTAGAACACGCTCCCGAAATCATAGCAGACGAGTTCGCCAAGCATCAGGCAAAGATGTATCGCTCCCAGATGCAAGGACAATACGCCGAGCTGATATGCAATGCCGAATGGAAAGCAATCGACAATACGCTAATGGCACTTATCGATAGCAAACCGCTAAAAAAGGACTAAAAACGACCGAAAAAGACAAAAAATCCGACCGTCCGACAGGGCGGGTTAGTCCTTGTTTTTGTTTGTTAATTCTTTGTGTTTTCACGCGTTTTCGCTGGGCTCTTTCGATTGTTTACGGTATATTGTAGGTACAAAAACAAAGGAGCAAAACAATGAAAAAACAACTCATCGAAATCGCAAAAAAGAACTCATACAGCATCGAAGAAAGAGGTGACCTCGAAACCCGAAACAGCGACAGCGAAGACTTCGTCGAAATGAGTGTGTGGAGCATAAAGGCAATGCTCGAAGAAGCCTACGAACTCGGCAGGAAAGCCGCCAAAACGAATAAATAAGGGGTGGCAGAGATGAAAGCAACAATCGTGAGAAAGGTAGCAAACATAAAGGACTGGCACGATGCGGTAGCCGAATACAAATACATGCACGGCAAGGAAATGCCGAAAGCGGAAGTCAAGGTGGAGAAAACAATCCACCTGACCGCAGTCGAGTTCGATAAGGTAGCGAACGACCTATTCGAAGACTGCAAATGGGTACAGGAAAATAAAGAACTTATGCGAGTAGACGAAGACGGGGTGTGGCACATGATAGCACTCCAATGCAAGGATAGAAACTACAAAATCCTAATCAACAGCGAGGGGTTCTCCTATCCGAGATACACCGCAATCGTATAACATAGAAAAACCAAGCAAGGACACCGCCAAAACAAAGGCGGTGTTCGGCATTTATGGAGGTAAAATGGGAATATTCGGACGGAGCAGAGACGCTCCTAAAAAAGAAAAGCGAACAGCACCATCAAAGGAAATGCAAGAGTTCATCAGGGGTGTAGATGTCGACTTTATCGGCAACAGTAACAGCGGTATCAATGTGGACGAAATGCGCGCGATGCAAACTTCCGCCGTTTATGCTTGCGTGAAGATCTTGGCGGAGACAATAGCGAGTTTACCGCTACACCTATTTAAGAAAGGAAAAGGCGGTAAGAACGAAATGGCGGAGCAACATCCGCTTTTTTCTTGCCTTTATGAGTTCCCGAACGAAGAGATGACGAGTTTCGAGTTCAGAGAAACGATGATGACATCGCTCCTTTTGTGGGGTAACGCATACGCAAGAATCATCCGAAAACAAGGTCATACGACCGAACTATGGTACTTAAAGCCGAACCAAATGGTAGTGGAACGCGACAGCACCACGGGCAAGATTAAGTACACCTATTCGGACGAAATAACCAACAAAACCTATGTGTATCGCCCTGACCAAATCTTCCACATCAAAGCCATGTCCATAGACGGAGTGAAAGGCTTGAGCCCTATAGCGCAAGCAAGAGAGGCTGTCGGACTCGCCTTGGCAACGGAAGAGTATGGAGCGAAGTTCTTCGGCAACGGAGCAAGACCGGGCGGGGTGTTGGAACACCCCGGCACGCTCAAAGATCCCGAAAAACTCCGACAGTCTTGGAATCAGGTGTATCAGGGAACAAGGAACAGCCATAAGGTGGCGGTGCTTGAAGAGGGAATGAAATACCACACCATAGGCATCGCACCCGAAGACGCGCAGTTCTTGGAAACGAGAAAGTACCAAGTGAACGAGATATGCCGTATTTTCCGTGTTCCGCCGCATCTTGTCGGAGACCTTGAAAGGGCAACCTTTTCCAACATAGAACATCAATCTATAGAGTTTGTTCAGCACACCATACGGCCGTGGCTTGTAAGGTGGGAGCAAGAGATAAGCCGTTCACTCCTTGACGAGAAAGAACGGCTTTTGTATTTCGCCAAGTTCAATGTCGACGGACTACTGCGCGGAGACTACAAATCCCGAATGGAAGGCTATTCCATAGGACGGCAAAACGGGTGGTTGTCTATCAACGATATAAGGCGGCTTGAAGATATGAGTCTTGTCCCGGCGAAACAGGGCGGTGACGATTATCTCGTCAATGGTTCGATGATGTCGGCACAGGTCGGACAGCAGAACAAACAAAACAATCCAGACGAAGGAGGTAGCAATGGAGAAGAAAACGAACAAAAAGGAACTCCGAATGCTCCCGCTAAAGGAAATAAGAATAAACGAAAGTGACGGCGGAACGTGTATCGAAGGACACGCCGCCGTTTTCGATTCGTGGTCTGAAACATTGGGTGGCATTTTCCCGTTCAAAGAGAAAGTGCGAAAGGGTGCGTTTGCGGAGAGCATCGGCAGAGACGATATCCGCGCTTTGTTCAATCACGATCCAAACTATGTACTCGGCAGAAACAGAGCGGGAACGCTTGAACTCGTAGAAGACGATGTAGGACTCCGTGTTCGCATTACTCCGCCGGATACGAGTTGGGCAAGGGACATCACCACGAGCATCCGCCGTGGGGACATTTCGCAAATGTCAATCGGGTTTGTAGTGGAAGACGATGAGTGGTCTTCGCAAGACGGAATCGATACGAGAGAACTCAAAAAGGTTCGCTTGTTTGACGTCTCGCCCGTAACGTTTCCGGCATACACGGCAACCGATGTCGGTGTTCGTGCAATGCAAGAATATGACGTGTATAAGACCGAGCAACGTAAAGTAGCGGAAGAAACGGAAAACGCAGTTAAAAAGGCAAAACAGCAGGAAAAACTCAAGAACCTGCAAGCAAAATTCAAAATCATTTAATCGGAGGAAAACAGATGAATATGAAGAAAATTCTCGAAATGAAAGCAAAGAGAGAGGACGCAAGACTCAAGGCGATGGCGGTACTTAATAAGGCGGAAGCCGAAGACCGTTTCCTCTCCGAAGAAGAGCAGAAGGACATCGACAAGTATGAAGAAGAAATCCGTGCGTGGGATGAGAGTATCGGCAGAGCGGAAAAACTTCTCGCTATCGAACCCGAAGACCGTTCGACCGAGAAACCCGAAGTAAAACCCACTCCCGCCAAGGACAACGAAAAGAGATTTTCGTCTTTCGGAGAACAGCTCATGGCAGCATATAGAGCGGCAATGCCGGGCGGCAAAGTGGACGAGAGACTTTCCACGAGAGCGGCAAGCGGTCTTAACGAAACCACTCCCTCGGACGGCGGTTTCCTTGTACAGCAGGACTTTGTGACCGAACTCTTGAAGAGAACCTATGAAACGGGCATTCTCGCAAGCAAGGTCAAAAAGATTCCTATCAGCACCAATGCAAACGGAATGAAAATCAATGCTATTGACGAAGACAGTCGTGCAAACGGCTCTCGTTGGGGCGGTGTACAGACCTACTGGGAAGGCGAGGCAGACGAACTCACCGCAAGCAAACCCAAGTTCAGACAGATGGAACTGTCGCTTAAAAAACTCACGGGACTTTGCTATGCGACCGATGAACTTTTGCAGGATGCGGCGGCACTCGAAGCCGTTATTCGTCAGGCATTCGCAGAAGAGTTCGGGTTCAAGATTGACGATGCCATCCTTTCGGGTAGCGGCGAGGGCGAACCGCTCGGCATCCTTAACAGCGGTGCAATCGTGACCGTGGCGAAAGAAGCAAGCCAGACGGATACAATCACCGTGGAGAACCTCATCAAGATGTGGAACAGACTGTGGTCTCGTTCCAGAGCGAACGCGGTGTGGTATATCAACCAAGAACTTGAACCTTACCTTTACACGCTCAAAATCGGAGATAAACCCGTGTATATCCCGGCAGGCGGTCTTTCGGAGAAACCCTACGGCACGCTCTTCGGCAGACCTGTCGTACCTATCGAACAGTGTAGCGCCGCAGGCGAAGTCGGAGACATTATCCTTGCGGATATCGGTCAGTACCTTCTCATCGATAAGGGCGGCATTAAGTCGGCAAGCTCCATTCACGTCAGATTCCTTTACGATGAAAACGTGTTCCGTTTCATCTACAGGGTTGACGGCAAACCTATCTGGACGAAACCTCTCACTCCTTACAAAGGCAGTGCGACCGTTTCGCCGTTCGTCACTCTTGCAAAGAGGGGCGCGTAAACCAAAAACAATAGGGAGGTATGAGTATGATTACTCTTCAAGAAGCCAAAGAGTTTTTGAGAGTTGACGGCGATGACGAGGAAAATCTCATAGCCTCGCTTATAGTAGCGGCGCGGGAACTGACGGAAGACGTGCTTCGAAGACCGCTTGCGGAAATCGAACCTCTTCCCGAAACCGTGCGGCAGGCAATGCTTATAGTCGTAGCCACGCTTTACGAAGAAAGGCAAATCTCAAAGGATAAGACGGGTATCGATATATCCGAAACCCTTGACCTTGTCAGGCGAATGCTGTTCGCCTACAGGAAAGAGAGGTTCTGATGGATATAGGAAGATTGAACCGAAAGGTGGAAATCCTGACCTTTGTGTGGGAGCGAGATGATTTCGGCGGACAAGAAGGAACATGGGTGACAACGGACGTAAGGTGGGCGAGTATCGAACCCGTGAGCGGTACGGAATATTACACGGCGCAACAAGTTTCAGCGGAAACGGTGGTGAAGATAACGCTCCGATACACGACTAACGTGACCGTTCTAAATCGCGTTAGGTACGGGAACTCGTTATATGAAATAATCGGAGTTTCGGACGATAAAACGGGGCATAAAGCCACAATACTCAATTGCAAGGAGATCGTGAACGATGGGTTACAGCGCAAAGCAACGGAAGGTTAAAACGAAAGTGGAAGGCGCTGACAAACTCGTGAAAGATATCCGAGCAATGGAAGATGCCGCGTCATCTGTACTTATGACGGGAGCAAAGGCAGGCGGCAAGATTGCGCTTGACGATGCAAGGCGAAACTGTCCTGTGGATACGGGAACGCTGAAAGCGAGTCTGAAACTCAACGAAGACAAAGCCACGGAAACCAAAGCGACCGTGTCGGTAGACTATGACAAATCGCTCCGATACGGCACGTTCGTAGAACTCGGTGCAAGGGGAAGACCTGCCAACCCGTTTCTACGAAATGCCGTTGACGGGAATATCGACAAGATAAACGATGAGATCGTGAAAGCAATCTCGAATGCGGTGGGGAGAAAACTATGACGGACATCTGCCAAGCAATATATGCGTATTTAAGCAAAAACGAACAGATAAGAGAACGTGTGGGGAATAAGATATTTCCCATAATGCTCCCCGAAGACGCGCCACTCCCGGCAATCGTTTATTCGCCCGTGCTTGCCAACTACGATTCGGCTCTGCAAGGCGATACGGGGTTTGTCAGACAGACGATGCAGTTCGTGTGCCACGACAGAACATTCAAGAAAGCAAGAGAATTGTCGAGAATGGTAAAGCGTGCCTTTCAAGACTTTCACGGAAATATGTATGGCTTGGAAATCCAAGCCGTTTTCATTAAAACGGACTACGAGTACAACGGGAACACCGCATTGAAGTTCAATACGGAAGAGTACCTGTCGAGCATCGAGTTCGAGTTTTATTACAACGAAAAATAGGAGGACTATATGGCGGTAGCAGGTAAAAACGGAAAAGTGATTATCGGCGAGAGCGGAAACCAAAAGGTAGCCGCAATCAAGAACTGGTCGCTTGAACTGTCACTTGAAACTTTGGAAACGACCGCTCTCGGCGATGACTGGAAAAACTACATCACGGGACTGAAAGAGTGGACTGCGAGTTCGGAAGGCGATTACGAAGTCCCGACCGACACCCAAGGTCAAGCGGCATTGCAAGAGGCATATCTTGCAGGCACGACCGTAATCGTAAAGCTGTATGTGGATAATGCGAACTACTATCAGGGAACGGCATACATCAGCAGTTTGTCAATCGAAGACCCGGTGGATGACGTGGTCAGCATCAGCCTTGAACTCACGGGTACGGGCGAATTGAGTTTCCATAAAGGAGAGTAAGAATGAAGAACGGAGTAACCATCAATCTGGATAAACCCAGAACATTGAGATACGGCATCAATGCGCTCGTAAAGGTAGAAGACCTTACGGGCAAAAACATTACAGCGCTTGACCTTTCGCACGTGGGCATCAAAGACTTGCTCATTATCGTGTATGCGGGGCTTTGCCACGAAGATAAAGACCTTACGCTTGAAAAGGTCGGAGATCTTATTGACGAGTATTCGAACATTACCGAGATTGCGGAGAAACTCGGCGAAGCCTTTACGCTTGCATTCGGAAAAGCCGAAGGTAAACAGGGGGAATAAGTGAGACTGCTTTTGACCTTTCCGAGTTTTGCGAAAAGGCAGTCGTCCTCTTTGATATAGATCCCATACAAATCGGCAACTACACTCCGTATGAAGTCATGCTACTGGCAAAGCAAAAACGCGAGCGAGAAACTCGTCTGTTCGAGGATAACATCACGCTTGCGTGGCACACGGAAGCATTCGCAAGACAGAAAAAGTTGCCGAGTCTTTCAAAAATACTCAAAGACGTTAGGAAAAAACCAAAGAAAACAAACTCGGCGGGTGATGCCGTACTCAAAGCAATGGCGGCAGAGCAAGGGGTAATAATCAAATAGGGGGTGAGGACAGTTGGCGGTTATAAGAAACCTTGTGGTAAAGATAGCGGCGGACATATCCTCGCTCTCGAAAGGGTTAGACAACGCCCAAAAGAAGATACAAAAGGTATCGGCAAACCTGACCAAAGCGGGGACGAAACTCTCGGCAACGGTTACGGCTCCGCTTGTGGCACTCGGCACGAAGTCGGTCATGGTGTCGCAACAGTTCGAGCAATCAATGGCAAACGCGGCATCTGTCGCAGGCGCTACGAGCGAAGAACTCGCAAGAATGACGTCAATCGCCCGTGAAATGGGCGCGAAGACGGTTTTCTCTGCATCGGACGCAGCGGACGCTTTGTACTATATGGCGTCGGCAGGTTACAAGGTAGACCAGATGGCTGACTCCATCGAGGCAACCCTGAACCTTGCATCGGCAACGCAGAGTGACTTGGCATTCACAACCGAAACTGTTATTTCGACCTTAAACCAGTTCGGCTTGGAAGCAAACCAAGCGGAGCGAGTGACTAACGTGTTTGCAGCAGCAATCGGTGACTCTATGGCATCGATGGATAAACTCGCAAACTCAATGGGATATGTCGGTCCCGTTGCCAACAGCCTTGGCTATACGATAGAAGAAACGGTCGGCGCACTGTCCGTGTTATACGATGCAGGCTATGACGGAAGTACGGCAGGCACTTCGCTTCGACAAGCATTCGTATCTCTTATGAACCCGTCAACGGCGGCGCTCGGAGTCTTTGAAGAACTCGGCATAGCCGTAGAAGACGTGAATCCGGCAACCAACGATTTCGCAGCAATTCTTGACAGGTTAAGAGATGCGGGAATGGACACCTCGCAAGTAATGAAGATTTTCGGAGCAAGGGGCGGTCCGGGTATGCTTGCTTTGATGTCGGCAGGCGGTGATGCCGTAAGGGGTATGACCAAAGCCATTACGGGAACGAACAAAGCGACCGACATGGCGGCAACACAGCTTGATACTTTGCAAGGTCAATGGAAGATCCTGAAATCCGAGCTCGAAGAGATAGCGATCTCCTTTGGCGATGTGTTGATTCCGCTCATTCGGCAGTTTATAACGAAGTATATCTCGCCACTTACGGCAAAGATTATGGGACTGTCTATGGGAACGCGAAAGCAAATCGTAGTCATAGCACTGCTTGCGGCGGCAATCGGACCATTGCTTATCGTAATAGGGAAACTTGTCGGCAGTCTCGGCACAATCATTAAGGTGGCAAAAGTCCTATTCACGAAAGCGGGACTCATCGGCATAGCAATAGCAGCGGTAGTCGCTTTACTCGTGTATTTATGGAAGACGAACGAAGACTTCCGCAATGCCGTAATCCGCATATGGGAGAAGATTAAGTCTGTCATTATAAGCGTAGCCAACACTATAAAAGCGTGGTGGGACGAGAACGGGGAACGCATCAAAGCGGCGGTCGTGCAAGCCTTGAAAACGGTTTGGAAATGCGTGAAAGAGGTCTTCTCGAAAGTGCTTGCCATAGCCAAGAAAGTGTGGCCGCTCGTAAAGAAAATCGTGGTGGACACGGTCAACGGCATCAAGACCTTTTGGCAGAAGTACGGCAAGCAGATACTCAAAATCATCAAGGATGTGTTCACCCGTCTTTGGTCGATTATAAAAAGTGCGCTTGACGTTGTCAGCAATGCAATACTGAAATTCCTAAACTATGTCGAACCGCTGTGGGAGAAGATAAAGGCGCTCTTCGCATCGCTTTGGGATACCATCGTAGAACTCTACCAACTCTTGAAACCCGTGTTTGACTTGATTGGCAAAATCATCGAAGTGCTGTACGGGGTAGTGGTTGGAGTTGTCAACGGAATCATTGCAGCTCTCGGTCCGTTCTTGAGTGCGGTTTTAGATGTGGCGAATGCCATCATCGAAGTGATAAAGTTCGTGTGCGCGATACTCAAAGGCGATTGGTCGGATGCATGGACGCATATGCAGAACATTGCTACGAGTATTTGGAGTGCTATTAAGAATATCTTTCTCGGTATTTGGGAGTTTATCAAAGGCTTTGGGCAAGGGTTCGTAGACTTCTTTCAAGGTATCGGTGTGAATGTGCTGGATATCTTCCGCAATATTTGGACGGGTATCAGCGGCTTTTTCACGAATATTTGGAACGGTATCTGCTCGGTATGCGGTTGGATTTGGGATAAGATAACGGGGTTGTTTTCAAGTATCGGAGACTACTTTAGCAACCTGTTCAAGCAAGCGTTCAACTGGGGTAAAAACCTAATTAATAATATCGGTGACGGCATAAAGAAAGCATGGAGTAAAGTCGTAGACGGAGTAAAATCGGTCGGACAGTCGATAAAAGACTTTCTCGGTTTCGGCTCGCCGACAAAGAAAGGTCCGGGACATACGGCAGACGAGTGGATACCGAACCTAATGGATATGATGGCAGACGGAATGTATGACAATACGCCTATGTTGCAGCAAGCGGCGGCACAGGTCGCGTCTTCGCTGAACATCACCGCATCGGCAAATCGCGCGGTAGTCGGTAGCGGAAGCAGTCCCTATGGAGATATGGTCAACGGAATGCTCCAAGGGATAGCGGCAATCGGCAATAACGGTGGAGAAGAGCAAAAAGACATCGTTTTGGAGATTGACGGACAGCAGTTCGCAAGGCTTATTATGCCGAGACTGAACAAAGAATACAAGCGAAACGGCATTGCATTAAGGGAGGTGTAAGATGGCGGTATTTTTTAAGATAAACAGTAAGACGATAAAAGCGCCGACCGAACTCACTTGCACGACCGAAGTGTTGGATAAATCGGAAAGGACAATGGACGGCACAATGGTCGTAGACATTATAGGGCGAAAGAGAAAGGTCGAAGTCTCGTGGAAATATCTCTCGAAAGAAGATATGGGACTCTTGACTGCCGAAACGAAAAGTGGCTCGTTCGTGACGATAGACTACAACGATCCCGAATCGGGAAAGTTGACGTCGATGACCGCTCGTCCGCAGGACTTATCCTGTCAACCACGATACGATTGGGTAAAAGGCAAGATAATGTGGGCAAGCGTTAGCGTTGCTTTTGTGGAGAGATAACCTATGGAATATACGGATAATCCACGAAAAATACTCGGCAGAGTGGACGTTATCTACTCGGATACGGAAATCAGTAAGGACATTCAAACAACGGAAAGCGGTAATTCGGCTATCAGTCACCCGGACGAAGTGTTCGGCGCATACCTTGTGCCGACAGTCAAAGGCTGTACGATGGACGGCAATGCAACAATGGACGGCTCATTTCAGATGATGGACGATTCGGTCGTTCTCGGTTGGTGGAGCGGTTCGTTGTCGGGTAGTAGCGGTGTGTTTGCAAACGCGCCGTGGATCGAAATTTCTTTCGTTAAAAGACCTATTATTTCTTGGGTTGTGCTTGGCGATGAAAAGAGGCAAGAATACCCGGTCGACTTCATTTTGCAGTACAAACGAGACGGGAAGATTGTTCACTCGGATAGTGTGACCGTCAATAATCAGATACAAGTGCGATTAACTCCGCAGCTTGAAGACATTACGTCCATCAGGCTGACGATAACCAAGTGGAGCAAGCCGAATGCCTGTGCAAAAATATTGAAGTTCTACGACCGAATGATGGAGCGGTACGAGGGCGATGCCATTGAAATGTTCGAAGTGTCCGAAGAGATGGGAGCGGCGGACGGAAACTACAACATAGTATCCGACACGATGACTGTAAATATCTTCAACAAGGACAGAAAGTTCGACAAAGGCTATCTCCGTTCGCTTATGATACTCGACCGAAAACTGATGCCGAGTATCGGTATTGAAACCAACGGGGTAGTCAAATACCAACCGCTCGGCACGTTCTATTCGGACGAATGGCAGATAAACCAAGACTCTCAATGGGTAAAGTGCAGTGCGGTAGACAGGCTGATGCGGTTACAGAAGAAGACCTATGTCGGCTTTCCGCTGACGGAGAACGCATCGCTATACGATATTGCCACCGACATTCTCTTGAATATCGGCGAAACGGCAGATACTTTCGTTATTTCAAACGACTTAAAGTCTGTAATCGTGCCGATGGCATTTCTGCCGAAAGGCACGGCTTGGGACGCATTGCAGGAAATCGCCAATGCGGGACTATGCAAAGTGTTTGTAGACCGAGAAGATAAAATCAATGTCCGCTCTGAGAAAGAAACAAAGACAAAGACGGCAATACAGATAGACAAAAGCAATATGTTTTCGTACTCATCGAGTGTTTCTCTGACCGAGTTTGCGAACCGTATTTCTGTGGAATACTGTGACGTATCCTTGTCGAACGATACTGTCGAAGCGGTATCGGTCGAACTTAATATAGAGCCGAACGCATCGCTTGAACTGACGCTCGATTATAATACCGAAGTTGCGTACCCTGCAATGGAAACGGATAACTTAAACGTGCGATTGACCGACTTCCAAGGCGGTGTTAATGCTTGCTCGGTCGTTGCGAAGAACAAGACAGCCGAAAAGCAAAAGGCGGTGCTGACGGTCACGGGCAAGGCAATCGAGATAACGACAAAGACTTTGACCAAACAGGACGATGAAAGCGTGCGTAACAACGGAATAACCGAGTATTCTCACCCGTCAAGCGATCTTGTACAAAGCCACGATCAAGCGGAATACATTGCGAATTTCTTACTCGAAAAGATGCATGCGGGAGAGGGTGTTGTAACTACGACTTGGCGAGGCAACCCGAAACTCAATCTCGGTGAGAAGTATGTGTCGGTGGATAGGTTCGGAGACAGTCAAGAACTTGTATGCGAGTATAACAAGTTTACGTTTGACGGCGGATTAAAACAAGAGACGCGCGGAAGAACGACATAAGGAGGGTATGAATGGCAAATTGGAAAGAGCCAAAGAGTGATTACAAAGCAGAAGACCAAGTAACGCCGGATATCTTCAATACACTTGCGGAAAACGAAAAACACTTGAAAGAGATTTCTTGCAAGGTAGAAAAGAAAATAAAAAGCGGAACAACGACAACGATTTCCTCTATCGTTTTCGTGGAAGAATAGCGGCTATGCTGCAAGTGGTGAAAGGCGATGTTTTCGAGTTCGGTTTGTCGTTCGGAAATGTCGACCCGGAACTGATAGAAAAGGTGGTGTTCGCGTGCAAAGAACTTGGAATCGAAGAAGAGGCGGATAGAGAAGAGGACGAATTCCGCGTTCGAATACCGGGTGAAGTTACAAAGGACTTCAAAACAGGTTTTTTGAAATACGACATCATCGCCACCTTGATAGACGAGCAAGAGGTAACACTCGTGCATCGTCAAAAAATAGAAGTATTAGAGAGGGTGGAAAATGGCGGATAAAAACTATTATGGTAATCAGGGACAAGTTAACGTCACACCCGGAATTACCGTAACCTACAACTACAATCGGTTAAAGAATAAGCCGACCATTAACGGGAAACCGCTTGACGGAAAAATGACGGCGAGTGAACTGAACCTATTGTCGAACGATGTGACGGACTATGAGGAAATCAAACTGGGAGTCGAAAAACGCGACTCCTTTATTCTTGTCGTTGGAGAAAACGGCGAAACGAATAAGATTAAACTCGGAGAACTTGCCAAAGGGAAATTGCAGGCGGTTGACAAGATAACCGAAGACATCCCGGACGGCGATTTTGTATTCAAGAAAATGGAGGACAAATAACATGGCTCAAACTACAAATAAGTTTCAGATTATTCAGAAAGTCAGCGCGGAAGATACCGTCTTAATCCATCCCGAAACCGAGGCGGAAGTTGTCAAGTACAGTGGTACGGCGGTGGGCATTTCGGCGGAGAATGTGCAGGGCGCAATCGATGAAGTCTACGAGCAGGTCAAAGGTATCACGGGCGGCGGTATCGTAACGGGTGTCAAGGGCGATAAAGAAACCGCTTACAGAAAAGGCAACGTCAACCTTACCCCAGCAAACATCGGCGCTGAACCGAGCGGAGCGGTGAACACTCACAATATGTCCGGAACGGCGCACTCGGACATTCGCACCGCCGTAACCAACGCACAGAACAAAGCAAACAGCGCATACGCACTTGCGGAAGGCAGAGCGAAGGCTGTTTCGTTCGATACTGTAGCGGCAATGACAACCGCATTGAAAGCGGCTGCTAAAACCGACTACAAAGTGGGCGATAACATCTTTATCAAGGCTTTGGAGACGCCCGACTACTGGGTAAGCAAGGTTCTCGATAACAACACGGGTACTTACGGGTACTTTGAAATCAGCGCTCTCGAATCGCAAAAAGTTGACCTTGCCGCATATCAGACGAAGACGGACAACACGCTTGCGACTACGGCAAAGACTGTAGTCGGTGCTATTGGCGAAGTAAAAACGACTGCGGATGCGGCAAAAAGTCAGTCCAATAGCAATGTCACCGAGATTGCTAATATCAAGAACGGAACGACTAAGGTCGGCGCAGCTACGAAAGCAGATAAAGCAACCAGTGCTGATACGGCAACGAGCGCGACTTCGGCTGGCAAGTGGACTGCGGCGAGAACGCTCGGTGTAAGCGTCAATTCGGGTGTCAAGAAAGACGGCTCGACTGCTATCAGCGGATCGGGAAGTCAGAGTGTGGACGGCTCTGCAAATAAGACGGTTTCGGTTACTTTGGGTGACAGCGGTGTAACCGCAGGCACTTATTCTGCCGTTCAGGTCAATGCCAAAGGCATTGCGGTCGCAGGCGGACAGATGATTGAAATCGGTACGAGCGGACAGACCACTCCGAGCGCATCTCTTGCAACGGGCGGACTTTTCTTCAAGGTAGTATAAGGGGGTATCGTGAATGGCTTACAGACCGAAAATTAAGAATGCCAACGGCACTCTTACCGATTTGCCGATAGCAGCGGAAACGGCTGTAAAGGCAGACGATTATAATACATCCACGGGGACGATTAAAACAAAGTTCGCAACTGTTGATTCGAAGCTCGGAAAACTGCAAATTGATGGCACATGGTACACAGTGAAAGAAGAAACCAATTATACGGCAACAGGTACTGCCGGGTACATCACTATCATTAAATAAGGAGGTATCTATGGGAAGTTATTTTGGGATAAGGGCAATCTATAAGGATACAACGCTTATTTTTGCCAAAGAAATGAAACTAACAATCAGCATAGGAACCGGGGTCAGTAAGGTCGCATACAGTTACACAACAAAAACAGGCGCAACAGGTTCGGGAACAGTAACGTCAACAACGACAATCTCGGCAATATTTGGGTCGACTTTTACTTTTACACCGACCGCTGCATCTGGCTATTCAATGAACTCATACACATCAAGCCGATTCATTGATTCTGATATGACATTGAGTTTCACTGCAAAATCATCGAGTAGTAGTGGCGGCGGTGGCGGCTGTGTATCTGCCGACAGTAAGATATTAACATCGCTAAATGGAGATACCAAAGAAGCACGCTCACTTATTACAGGCAACAAAATCGTGGCATATGACAAAGAGAAAAAATCATTTGTTCAAACACTGGTGTTGAAGAGGTATATCCTGACTGAACCGACAAATATATACACCCTTTCTTTTGACGATGGTACAGAACTGTCCATTACACCAAAACACAAAGTTTTGACAAAAGACGGCTTTATATCTGTATGGGACGATAACGGACAAGAGCAAATCAGTGTCGGAACAAGGCTAATCGGCAAGGATGGGGAAAAAACAATAGTTGGAGTAAGGCGAGAAGTCACTGCTGATGATGCCACTGTGTATAACTACCGAACCATCAAGGGGGATGCTTTCATAGCGAACGGGGTTATTGTGGAAAACGAAAGCGAGACCACAGTCGGCAATGTAGTAAATAACCTCTTTAACAACGAAGGTGGAGTAAGTACGGCATCGCTTGTCGGCGGCGGAGATATTTCAAAACAGCATGTATAATATGATATCGATAATAGTGAGTGTGTGTGCGAGCATCATCAGCGGAATGGTGCTCTTTTTCTTGCAACGATTTTTCAAGAAAAAGCAAAAGAAAGATGAAGAGCGAGACAGAGCAAAAGCCAAAGAGAACATGCTGATACTAAAAAGTATAGATGCGGTTGGGAAATTGACGTATGCGGATGCGGTAGCCATTCGAGACGGGAAAACCAACGGCGAGATGAAAGAGGCGATGAAAGCCTACGCAGAAGTAAAGGATGAACTCTACGAGTATTTGCTCGAACAAAATTCCAAGAAATAAGGAGGGAACATATGGAACAGTATTTAAACTTAATCAGTGTCCCAGCAATTGCGACGATTGTGTACTGGGTGATTAACATCGTCAAACACGCGGTCGGGGAGAACGAAAAATTCAAGAAGTTTATTCCGCTTATTGCGGCGGTACTCGGTGTCGTGTGCGGAATCATTTGCTACTATGCCGTGCCGAGCATCATCCCGGCACCGAACATCGTGGTGGCAATCGTCATCGGCGGGGCAAGCGGTCTTACCGCAACCGGGACTAATCAGTTACTCAAGCAACTCGGTAAAAAGGACGATGAGGATGGAAAATAACGAAATGCGATGCGCAATGGCGGACGCAATCGTCATGACGCTATGGATGAAAGATCTTTTGACAACGGAAGAAAGGGACGAAATCATGAGCAAAAATAAAGCATCTTTTCTTTCATAAAATAAGCGGTTTTGTCTGGACTTTATTTGGTTTACGCGCTATTGTTTGTGCTACCCTGACCTGAAATACGGGGTAGCACAAAATTTTTTAATCTAAATGAAATCCTACACAGGTCGGGGAGAAAGTAAACAAAAAGTCTAACGAGGAGGTAAAGCGTGGATAGAAAGATAAGAGCGGCTGCATACGGTCGAGTGTCTACTAACAGTAAAGAGCAAGCGCACAGTTTTGAAAACCAAAGCGATTACTGGAACAAGAAACTCGCCAACGAGCCGAAATACGAGTATGTCGGACTGTATGCCGACAAGGGCATAAGCGGCAGACACGTACGCTATCGTCCGCAAATGTTGGCTCTTCTCGACACCTGTAGACGAGGCGAGGTGGAAATAATATTCACCAAGTCCGTACAGCGATTCGCACGGAACACCATTGAACTGCTTGAAACGGTGAGAGAGCTTCGAGAGATAAATGTGGCGGTAGTCTTTGAAAAGGAGAATATCAACACATTGACTGCGGAAAGCGAACTGTATTTGACGATAGCGGCGGCGGTTGCGGAAGAGGACCTTAACCGATATGGCGAGAATGTCGCATGGACAATCAAGGACAGGTTTGAAAAGGGAGATATATCCGTTGTAGGCATAAGAATGCTGGGGTATAGAATGAAAAATAAAGAGTTCCGAATTATCCCGCACGAGGCGGAAGTAGTAAGAAAGTTGTTCGAGTTATATTCATCGGGGAAGTACAGCACCGGAGAACTGGCTGAAGTTATGAACGAAGGCGGATACAGAACAATGAACGGCTGTTTGTGGACGCAACAACGAGTATTGCAAACATTAACCAATGAAAAATATAGGGGCGATGCTCTTCTATATAAGACAGCAACCATTAACGGACAGCAGGTAGTGAACCGCGGGGTAAAAGATATGCTCTATGTAGAAAACAGTCATGCGGCGATAATAACTCCCGAATTATGGGATAAGGTAACCGAACTCATAAACGCAAGAGGGAACATGAAACTGCGAGGCAGAGTCAATGAAAGTTACCCGTTTACAAGCCTTATAAAATGTCCGATATGCGGCCAGTCTTATATTCATAAAATAAA